CCTTAAACCCCGGATACCAAATCAATGGAGCATACCAAGCGCCATAACGGGTCGAGATGGTAAACTTGTCCGTGCCCCCCCTAGCCGCATCAACTCCCATCGAATCCATGGCCCCCTTCTGGCCATCTGGTTTCCAGCGAGCCTGGGCCGCTTCAACCCATGCCGTCGGAATAACCTGCCATTCCGAGTCTTTGATCCCGGCCTGGAAGTTTCCCTCGAGCATCTGGGAGCGTAGGGGTTCTGGCAGGGCTTGCAGGACCGCCTCGTAGTTCGTGCCCATCAGAAAAGGATTGTCCTGGACCTTGGAGGGAATGAAGGTGCGGGACATGGGCTTGACCATGACCCCTTTGACCCGGATCGGATTCCCATCAGGAACCTCCACGTCCTTTCCATCAACCGTGGTATACCAACGGAGGTCCCCAGGTTCGGCGGGGTGTGGGTGTTTCCGATCGAGCCAGGGGCCCCAAAAGGAAATTACCCATCTTCCGTCTTCGTCAACGGGAGGATTGCCAGTACACACTACCCTGCAGCGCTGCCCCTGAATGGTGGTTCGTAACCAAGTACACAAGAAGCGGAATTGATGTTCCAGAAAGTTGCAAATTTCGTCAAAGGCGCAGAGATCGTGGGCGCGCCCTTGCCAGCGAGTCTCATCTCCGGGATCCTTACAACTACCAAATTCAATTTGGCGATCCAAAAGCCTCCATATCAACTGTTGAGAGTTCCAACCCTCTCGCGTACCGAGTATTTCTGCCAGTCGGTCAACCAGCGCAACCGTCTGTGTCGCCTCACGCCTGTAGATAATGGACCGTTTGTGTTCGGTCAAAGCAAGGCCCAGGAGAAGATCACTATTGTGCGTTGGGATCATTGAATGGCTGACAAGGTAAAGTCCCGTGGGATTATCCACGGTCAGGCATCGCATTGGCACGGATTCTATCCGCTCACAACCTACGATATACCGAAACTTAGTGGTCCTCCTGATTGACAGTCTTTGCCGTTTTTTCTTGCGCTCCAGCCTAAAAACGTATCCTGATGGGGTCCACTTGATCTGCCATACGGGACCACAATCCTTGCCGTACAGCTTTGCCCGCCTCTCGGTGATTTTTGCCTTCCATCCCATTGACATAATCAAGTCATGAGTCCCTTGGGCGAGCTCTTCTCTCGTTGTTGTGAACGATACTGACCCAGATTTATGGGCGGTCCCATCACTATCCATCAGCCCATGCAGGAGAGCTAGTCGTTGACCCATGGAAGCCCTCAAATAAGCTAGCGGGATGTGTTTGTGTCCCAACAACTCGTTTTCCCTCAACTTAACCTTGAACCCACCATTGATACCGTATGAATACTTTCCGCTTTTGCGTTTCTTACACTCATACTTGGTGGCGTTAATTTGATCCACTATTTCTTGGTCAGATGTGGTGATTGCTGCTTGTACCGAATTGCCATCTCCCAACCAAAGACCTAGCAGATATGGATCTATTGGTAGGTCTACTTCCGGCAATTCAAGAGCAGAGCATACTGGGATTGCGTGATTTTTCCTTCTGCCCCGAACAGCAATGGTGCTATAAATTTTTTTAGTAGTCCTTATCGTTCCGGTAGGTGAAGGAATTGTGGCGGGACGATTTTTGTCATTCAGTACGCATAAACTTCGATACTTGATATCCGAAGTGCTTTCTTTTCTTCTGCTTTTTCTACGTTCTCTCCTAGCGGCCCTCCATTCTGGGTTGAGCCTTGTTAATTGGCCCAATTCTTTAGCATTAAACGTGAGCCATTGATGGTCTGCACAAGCATCTATCTCCGTCTCATCGTCGAATTTGACCCGATAACTGATTGGCAAGAGATCTATTGGGTGAGCCCGTAGAACTCGGATTGGTTTTCCAAGTTCCGAAAAAATAATCTCCCCTTGTTGAATCTCTCCTATCGTTGTCCAACCCTTTGGGGTAGGTACTGGAGTGTCGAGAGCCAATTGCTTAGAGCCCCCAGCCGAACCCCCAAAAAACACAATATCCGCAGGACTTTCGAGCGCCTCCATCTGTGGACCGGGGAGTGGCGTCCACACTGGATTGTCGAGATTCTCCAATACCTCCTGCTGCAGCTCCCGGAGTTCATCGGGATTCAACCGCTCCAAGATATGCGAGAGTTCAATGATTTGTTTAGCCGAGGATTGCAATAGATCCCCTATAGACTCTCCTACTTCTTACTTTCTGCGGAATGATAAAACTCCACCATATTCGGGGTCACTGGTTCCCATGCCTCTATTACGCTACTACGGCCATCCACCTTACCGCCTGGCAGCAACTTAATACGTCGGCCGGGCAGAAGGAAAAACTCGTGGGCATACCAGCTCTCTCCCATTTTGTAGGCTCTTGCTTTAGGACGTCGGCAGGGATATACATATACCACGAGCAGGACATATTCGGCATTCGGATCAGGAGGGCGAGGAGCACGTCGTGTCCTAACGGCGTCAACTAGACACTGAATGATTCCTTTCATTCCTTATGCCACCCCCTGGCCTCTTCGTTAGCCCGGGCCCTTAGTAACTCTTCCTTTGTCGGCCAATGATCGATCATCCTTCTTTTCCCCCTCGATTCCACATCTTTTGCACCGAACAATATACTTCTCGGAACGAAGTTCTCGTAATATTACCTCTGTGTAGGATGGCATTACTACAACTCTACTACTGAACGGATACCCACCACCGAAGGATTCCTTAATCTGTTCGGGTGATGGACCGTTCGATTCTACAACGAAGGTCATGAATTTATGACCAAACAATCTTCCGGCCCAGCCGATACGTTTAGGGTTTTCCATCTTTTTCCTCCATTTCCTTCTTCCTCTCGACCGCCAACTTCACGAGGTAAACGATCTTCGCGCTGAGCTCCAGGGTCGTCAGAACCTTACCTATCTCCCCTTCCTCGTCGTCCCTGTCCCGATGCTTCCCGTTGCCGATGATGCCGAGATGCTTGCTGAGAAGTTCAAGGGCGCGAACCTTATCGTAGGTGCGGACCTTCTTTGTATAACCAATAAGTTCCCGCTCTTTCCCCGTACCGGCAAATTCCTCCAAAACCTCTACGCCCGAAACTGCAGCCGATGCCTCGTCTGACCATTCGCCAGGAAGCTTCAAGCTCCCGTCTTCCTTATAAAGGTTCCGGAGATCTGAGAGGGCCACACGGGCAACTTCAGTAAGGACCCGTTCTGAATGGACCCCAATCTTCTGAAGATGTTGTTCGGTAAGTCTTTCGACAGCGGCCCTCACTTGAGGAACCTTGAGAAGTTGGGAGGCCATTTCACAGGCACTCTGGTCGTCTTTCGCTCGATACCCTGCACGCTTTACGGCTTCACTTCCAACCCACTTAACTTGTGGGAGGAAAGCTACAAAGAACCTCTGCTTTTTCGTAAGTTTACGAGTCTTGACGGTCATAGTCTGAATTTGTTTGGAGAGTTGAGATAACCACTCATTCCCAATAAAAGCATCATTTGCATCAGCAATGCACGATCACTCATTTCCCGGGCTCTGTCTTCGGGAGTCTTTGAGATCTCGATTCTTCGGCGTTCCAGCTCCTTTTCATTCAGATAGGCGATGTATCTTTTAACCGCAATCTCCTTCCGTTCCTCGTAAGTACCCCGTCGTTTTGCTTCTCCCATATCCTCGCTCCGTGGTTACCGCACGCAAGGGCAATCCACACTTGGTCTTTGGGGTTGTAATGGCTTATTAAACGTAAGGATCTTCACCCATAATCTACCAGTGACGAGCACTCCGAGGCGTTCCTTCCAGCTCAATGACCAACAGGATATCACGGTGCCATCATCGCCTCGCCACGCAGGCAGTGGGAGGTACTGGGCTTGATCCTTTGCGAAAATAAAGTTAGCTTCTTTAAACTTAATGGGCTTCATCCACCCCTCCTCGCCGGCTTGTTCCCCGGAATTCATTAGAATTTACAGAATCTTCTCAAAGGCTTTGACTTCGCCGTAATCGGACGAGATGTCATAAAAATGCGAGATCCCATCCCGTCTGTAGTGCTTATACGAAAGGCCTGACTGTAACTCCTTGGGGAAAATGATTTCTTGCATGAATATCACTAGGCAATTGCAGGTTTCTGCCCCAGAGTTGATGTTCGTGATAATTCCGACCACTTCTTTCCCGCCTGTGTTGTAGGGGATTCCCCTTACGGTGTCCCCTTCCTTTGCCGCTGTTCCATCTTTATAGTGTGGCATGGCTCTTTCTCCTTTTTAATTTTATCTGACCGACGCCCTGTTCCAATATTCGACCGCATGACGAAGAGTCGCTCCCCGTGGACC